CTTTGGCTGAGAAGGGTTTAATCCGGGTTGCCTTAGAGGAAGAAAGAAAGCTCGTTGAGAAAGCGATTGCTGGTAAAAGAAAACATATTTTATTGGTGGGCTTGGGCTACTCTCTAAGGAAGGTGGTATGAATAAACCTGAGTAGCCTTCGCCCTAAACTTATGTGTTTGGGAAGTTATCGTCAAAGATAACAATGAGGATCAGTAAAGCTATTGCGACTGTAATGGTTAGACTCTCAATCATGCTATTACTTTTCCGCCAATGAATACTTTTGCAAGTTTGTGGCCCTCACGATTGATAAGCAGCCAATTACCTTCTTCATCCATCTTAGAATGTTTTGGACTTGGATAGGGTAATTCACCGACATAATCTTTATCTCTCAGATAACACGCATATTTATATTCAGCTATTTCGTAAGTCATCGTAAAAATACCTCTATTATGTTATCGATTGCATGTAAAATACTTTGCTTGTTTAATTTAAATTCAATAACTTTAATAAAGAAATTTTTCGGTTCAGTATCATAAAAGGTAGCTTCCATTGTGTTGTCCCTTATCCACTTATCACAATCTTTTTTGTTTGTATGTAATGAATAAAGCATTGGATCATTAACTTCTCTAGCTATATATATTTTCATTTGCTCTCCTTATCTTTTTTTGGGTTAATTAATTCAAAGTAAAATCTTTTATTAGTGATTGCATCCGCAATAATCTCCATCATTTCTTCAGTTGATGTCTTGTCGTTAAACACATCTTCTTCAGTCATGACACAGAGTTTCATTACCTGTTGATGTTTAAGTTTGCTCATTTTGGTAATTGTTCTGGATCGAACCATCCACAAGGATAACTAACCATAATTTATCTCCCATTGCTTGGTTTTCTGTTTATGTGTGGCCTTATTTGATTAAGGATAATTTCTATAAGCTGATCCTTATTCATCTTCTTATATTCGTTCTTGAGGTGTTGGATGAGCCTGTGTTCTTGGTTGCTCATTTAAACGAACCTGTGTCTTTTGGTTTGCTTGAAAATTGACCTGATCTAGTTTTGTTTAATAAAACAAAGAATCTAAACATCTCCCAATCATATTTTGAACGACTTTCATATTCTTCTGCTTGTCTTAGAATATTTGGATCAACTGAACAACACTCAAGCTCATAGATATCAAAACCCTCTGATTCTGTTACATCTCCAACACTACATGAATTTCTATTCAGTCTATATTGACGTTGCCTTGAACATTCGTTGCTACAAGTTTTACGTTTATGGTATTTAACAAAATAATTACCACACTCTGAACACTCAATAAATTTTTTCATACTTTATCCTTAACGATTAGATAGAGTGCTACGGATACTGTTATTACATATACAAGTAAACAGAGAAAAAACAGTACCCATAGCAAAACTTGTGTCATTTTTTAAATGCTTTCCTAAAAACCCATCTACGCATTGGTTCTTTGTATTTAACATGATTCCATTCACTTCTTGTGTTGTGAATACCAAAGGCTACTAGAATTTGTGTAGTAACTTCTCTGCCACTTGCATAAATGGTCTTTCTATAGTTCTCAGCGTTTGGATCACGCTTATCCCATTGAGAGTAGATACAAGTCCAAGTCTTATCCATTTGTTCTTCTATCAATTCTTCTTTCCGATTATTTAGCTTGTCTTTGTACTGAGTCACCTTTCTTCTCCTTGGCTTTGTGTTCAGCGACCATTCGTCTAAGTTCTTCCATGAACTCTTCTCCTTTGCCTTGAACCTTCTTACCTTTATATCTCGTCATATGAATTGCCATAATTACTCTCCTATATATTTTTAATGAAATTGGTTTTACTGTCTATCTGTTTGAAACTAACACCAAGAACTTTATGGATTCGATCCTCAAACAAACTAATGTGTCTGAGGACTTCGTCTTGCTCTTTGGTGGTTAGCTCGCCTAAGTCTTTGATATATCTCTGAGGATTGTTAAATAACTCCATGAGATAGTCTGATACTTCGTGTTTAGCTTTTGTCTTAGCTGTAACTTTTTCTTCTTGGTATTGGATCATTGTTTTAGATAATCGTTAGCTAAATTTTCAGGCATACCCATTGAAATAAGTTGCTCTTTTGAAACAGGTATTTTGTCTAAACCTAATGCAGTTTCTAGTGCATCGTAGGTTTCTTTACCACTTGAGGACATTCGGTCATATTCCCAACCTAAATCTACTACAAGAGTTTTGATTAATTTTAGTTTTTCGTTTGTCATACTTTTTCCTTTTTAAATGGTAGCTTTCTTTGGCTACAAAATAATTATATCAAATAGACTACACAATGCAACTCTTTTCTACACTATTACCTCATTAAGTATGTCAAAACCTATAGGGATATTTGTTGCATTAAAGTAGAATCTGAGTATGTCGGATAAAGATTATAGTTATTTAAAAGGTAAATCTGGTCGCAAACGAATTAAGTTTAGCGAAGAAGATTATGCAAACATTGAAAAATGGTCAGGTAATGGTTTGTCTGAACGACAAATTGCAGAGCTGTTGAATACATCTGTTTCCACGATAGCTCGTAGAAAACGCGAAAAGGGAAATTTTGATAGCGCTTTGAAGAAAGGAAGAGCAAAAGCAGTTGCCGATGTAACCAACGCTTTGTACCAAGAAGCAATCAACGGATCTGTTCAAGCACAGATATTTTTCTTAAAAAACCGAGACAGCTCCGCATGGATGGACAAAAATGAAGTCCAGCATCAAGTTAATCTTGCGCAAATCCTAGATTCAGCTAAAAATCGTGTGATTGAAGGCCATATAAACAAACCAGAACTTACTTCACAACGTGTCCTTTCAGAGGACACGCTGTCAAACAAAGAAAATACGGGCTAGGCGTGGTTACTTCTCATCTCCCTTACTGGTTATCATGTCAGACCTGGGTTGCCCGGCAGGATCAAACTCTCCGATCTTGTTACCCCCCAGGTCACTTTTGCGGCGGGGGTTAAAAATATAGAACTACATAACTAAATTTTTGCTATGAAATACGATGTAAAACAAGAACAAGAATTAATGACTGAAATATGGTCAATGAATATTAAAGATGATCCATATAATTTTGTTAAATTCGTATTCCCTTGGGGACAAAAGGATACCCCCCTCGAACATTTCTCAGGGCCAAGGAAGTGGCAAGAAAAAATTTTAAGGGAAATTTCGACACATATTCAAAGAAACAATGTAATTGATATGCCTGAGATGTTTAGACTTGCAGTAGCTTCAGGTCGTGGTATTGGTAAATCAGCATTAGTCGCTTGGATCATTTTATGGATGTTATCCACAAGATTAGGTGGCACGATTATTGTTACAGCTAACACCGAACAACAGCTTAGAAGTAGAACATGGGCTGAATTAGGTAAATGGCTAACCCTAGCAATTAACTCACATTGGTTTCAAAAAACAGCAACCACGATTAAACCTGCTGGTTGGTTTGAAGAAGCCTTAGTGCGTGATCTAAAAATAGACACAGGATATTACTACGCACAAGCACAGCTTTGGTCTGAAGAAAATCCAGATGCGTTTGCAGGTATTCACTCCTCATATGGTGTTTGTTTAATCATGGATGAGGCTTCAGGTATCCCCGCGCCCATCTACTCGGTATCTGAAGGTTTCTTCTCAGAACCCACGCCCAATCGCTATTGGTTTACTTTCTCCAACCCGCGCCGAAACACAGGGCCATTCTACGATTCATTCCACTCCAAACGCGCTTTTTGGAAATCAGAACAAATCGACTCTCGCGATGTTGAAGGCACAGACAAAGATCTGTTCCAAAAGATGATCGAACAATACGGAGAAGATTCGACTGTATCGCGTGTGGAAGTTATGGGCGAGTTCCCTAAAGCAGACGATGATACTGTCATACCAATGGAATTAATTAGATCGGCTATGGGACGTGACGTAGCCCTCGCCGCATCCGCGCCCATTCTCTGGGGGTTAGACGTTGCAAGATTCGGCGGCGATAACTCTGCGCTGTGTGTGCGCCAAGGGAATACTGTCATTGAGATTAAAACCTTTCAGTCGATGGACTTGATGCAACTCTGCGGTGCGGTGAAGAATCTTTATGACGATGCGACTGCGATGGAACAACCGCAAGAGATTTTGGTTGATGTGATTGGCCTAGGATCAGGAGTCGTGGATCGCCTCGCAGAGCAAAATCTCCCTGTGCGCGGAGTGAACGTGGCGGAAGCGCCAAGCACGAAAAAGAACTATTTGAATTTGAGAGCAGAACTTTGGTTTGCTGTGAAAGATTGGTTGGCGCAGCGTGATTGCCGACTTCCTGAAAATGATGAGCTTGCCTCGGAATTGGCTGCGCCTCAATATAAA